CCGCCGTGGCTGCGACCACCGCAGCCGACCAAGCCGCGCACGACGCCGCCGTCGCAGCGCTGACGCTGGAAGTCGCCAAGCTCGAAGCCGCCGCCAAGCCGGCCACCCCTGTTGTCGTGGCCCCGGCTCCTGCCGCCTAAGCGGTCACGACCTTGACTGGGACCATGTGACGAGGTTGCGCGCAGGCGCTTCGCACCCCAGCAGCGACCCGTCCCTGCCTCCAAGGCGGTGGCGGGTCGCACCCCCTATCTCCACCGATGAAATGAGGCCACGCATGGCGACCCATTCAAAGGCTGTCGCCTAGTGGCGGCGGTCCCACTCCGGCTGTTTGGAGAGTTCTCCAAGGTCGAAGATCAGGACGACGGAACCATCAAGGTCTACGGGATCGCCAGCACGTCCGCCAAGGACAGCGCAGGCGAGACCGTCACCTCGAAAGCGATGGCCGACGCCCTGCCCGAATATGAGCAGTTCCCCGCTCTCCGAGAAATGCACCAGCTGTCCGCCGCCGGGCGCGTCACCGACGCTTCCGTAGACAAGGCTGGCGTCACCAACATCGTCGCTCACGTCGTCGATCCGGTCGCCATCGCGAAGGTCAAGGCTGGCGTCTACGCTGGCTTTTCCATCGGCGGCAAGGCGCTCGAACGAGACCCCGCCGACCGCACCATCATCACCAAGCTGCGTCTCAACGAGATCAGCCTCGTAGACCGCCCGTGTAACCCCGAGGCCGTCATGACCATGTGGAAGGCTGAAGCCGCCACGGAGGAAGACCATATGACTGCAACTCCCTGGAGCCCGGCCAACGCCGACGTGATCGCCAAGGCTGACGAGCTGATGACCGCCGCTGGCAAGAAGTCGCGCTCGAACTTCATGGTCGCCGCCCGCGACGCGCTGATCAAGGCGCACACCATGACGCTCGCCGAGGGCGACGCCGAAGTGGCCGCTGAGGCGCAAGCCGACGAAGCCGAGCAGGAAGCGCTGGAAGCCAACGAGGACGCTGAGCGCGCCGCCGAAGCCGCCGAGACCGTTAAGGCTGCGACGGTCGATCCTGTCGCCGCCCTGAATGACGCCATCGAGAAGGCGACCGCCGCCGTCACGCCGCCCGCAGAGCCTGCCGCCAGCATCGTGCAATCCGAGCTGGAGGAGATGGCGAAGGCCCTGACCGCGCTCGATACGCTCGACCGCCCGGACACGCTCCGCAAGGGGATGCGCGGCATCGCCAGCCTCTGCTACGCGATCTACGGCGTCGTGGCCGTCCAGCAGGCCGTGCAGGAAGAGGCGAACAAGGAGAACGACGGCTCCGAGGTTCCCGCCGCTATCGCCGCCGCCGTGAAGCAACTCGGCGACGCCCTGATCGCGATGGCCAAGGAAGAGGTCGCCGAACTCGTCGATGACATCGGCCCCGACCAGATGATCATTCCCGATACGGACGACTTCATGTATGCCGCCAAGACCGTCGATCTCATCAAGGCCGACACCGACCTGATGGAGAAGGCCGGGGCGCGCAACTCGAAGAAGGACGCGAGCGCAATCCAAGCGATGCACGACCACGCCGCCGCGCTCGGCGCGCAGTGCGCCTCGACCGAAAAGGCCGCGACCGCCGACGACATCGCGAAGGCCGAAGCGACGACCGACGCCATCACCAAGGCGACGACCGCGCTCGAAGCCATGACGGTGACCGTCAGCACGCTCCAGAAGCGCATCTCCGACCTGGAGAATAGCCCGGCACCCCCGAAGGGCGCAGTGACGCCCCACGGCCTCACGGCGGTCTCCAAGGCGCAGGACCTCGACCCGTCCGACGACGCCTCCGCGCCCGTCACCAAGGCCGACATCACCCGCTATCTCGACGGCCTCCCCAAGGAGGAACGGGACCTCGTCCTGGTCAAGATGGCGCTGAACCAACCGATCAGCGCGAACCGCCGATAGGCTGAACCCAATCCACCCAGCGGCCCGCATGTGCGAGCCGTCAATGCCGTCCCGAGGTCCCCGCGTGGGACCTTTTTTCATGGGACCACAAGATGAAGCAACTGACCAACGACGAGATCTCCAAGGCGGTCTCCACCGCGCTCTCCGCGCCGAACGAAGACATCTCCCGTGAAGTGATGACGATGGCGGGCATTCGTCCCGACAACATCGAGAAGGCCATCACGACCGGCTCCGGGCTGATCGCCTACGACCTGCAGGCCCCGGCCAAGAACCTCTATCCGGTCAACACCCCGCTGATCAAGTCGATCCCCCGCATCGGCGGCGGCACCGGCACCGCGACGAACTGGCGGCAAGTGAACTCCATCGTCGGTTCCGGCTTCGACAACACCGGCTGGGTGCCGGAAGGTCAGCGCGCCGGGCAGATGAGCTACACGACCTCCAACAAGTCGGTCGGCTACGCGACCATCGGTGAAGAAGACCAAGCGACGTGGGAAGCCATCTCCGCAGGCAAGACGTTCGAGGACATCCAAGCCCGGATGACCATGCGCCTCCTGCAGAAGATGATGCTGAAGGAAGAAATGGCCGTCCTTGGCGGCAACACCTCCCTGCAGCTCGGCACCGCTGGCACCCCGACCCTGTCGGCTTCCGGCACCGGCGCCACCCTGCCCGCGCTGAGCCCCTACTCCGTCATCGTCATCGCCCTGACGATGGAAGGCTTCCGCAACTCGTCCGTCGCCGCTGGCGTCGCCGGGACCAAGACCATCGCGGGCGCTGACGGCAAGACCTTCGTGGTCTACGGCGGCTCCTCGATCAAGTCCGCCAATGCCACGCAGGCCGTCACGCTCGGCCAGTCCCTGTTCGCCTCCGTCACCCCGACGACCGGCGCAGTGGCCTACGCTTGGTATGTCGGCGCTGCCGGTTCGGAAACCCTGCAGAAGATCACGCCGCTGAACAGCGTCGCCTTCTCGGCTCCGCTGGTGACCGGCACCCAAGCCGCCTCGTCCATCGCCTCTGTCGACTACTCGACCAATTCCACCGCCTACGACGGCCTGCTGACCACCGCCCTGAAGAGCGGTTCCGGCGCTTACGTCAACACGCTCGCCACCGGCACCGCCGGAACCGGCACCGTGCTGACGTCCAGCGGCAAGGGTTCGGTCAACGAGATCGACACCATGCTGCAGTCGCAGTGGGACAACAATCAGGTCTCGATCACCTGCCTGTGGGTCAACTCGCAAGAGCTGAAGAACATCACCACGAAGTGCCTCTCCAGCGGCTCCGCGCCCCTGCTGCAATACTTCAAGGACCCCGGCACGGGCGAAGTCCACATCACCGCTGGTGCGACCGTTGACTTCTACTACAACCCGTTCCTGAACGGCGGGATGAAAATCCCGGTGAAGATCCACCCCCAGGTCCCGCCCGGCACGATCCTCGGCTACGCCGACGACCTGCCTGTGCAGTATCAGTCCAACGAAGTGCCGAACGTCTGCGAGATGAAGGTGCGGCGCGACTACTACCAAGTCGACTGGCCGGTCACGACCCGCGCCCAGATGGTCGGCGTGTATGCCGAAGAGGCGCTCGCGGTGTATTTCCCGCCCGCCCTCGGCGTGATCACCAACATCGCCAACGGCTAATACTAGCCCAAGACGGTCAACACCTATCGCGGGGCTCTCAATTCTGGGAGCCCCGCCCTCTTTTGCCAGGATGAACTCATGTATCTGCTTGCTCCGTCTCCGGGCGCGGTATTCCAGACGCGCCAAGGCGTGTTTACTGCCGACGCTAACGCCCTGATCTACAACGTCTCGCCGGGCCAAGGGATGCTCGATCTCATCGAGAGCGGCTGCATCGTCCAAGAGACGAACCAGCTGGCGAACTTCCGCAACCTGCTCGATGGCGGTGACTTCACCACCAACCCGTTCCAGCGCGGCACGACCATCACCAGCATCGCCAACACCCCCACCTACCTCGCCGACCGCTTCTTCGCCGTGGGTGGAGCATCCTCGTCCATCTCGATGTCCTCGGTCGCCGTCACGCAGATCATGGGCTTTGCGAGCGCCCTGCAGTTCGGTCGCGCCGCCGCCAACACCAACACCTCCCCGATCTTCCTCGGACAGGTCATCGAGACCGCCGACGCGATCCGCTGCCAAGGCCAATACGTCACGTTCAGCTTCTGGGCCGCAGCCGGGGCGAACTTCTCCGCAGCCGCTGGCCTTTCGGTCGCGCTGCACTACAGCACCGGCACCAACCAGTCCGCCAACGCCCTGATCGGCTCCGCTGCAGGCTCCTGGACCGGGCAAGCCTATCCCGCGCTCGTCCCCACCTCCAGCATCGCCACGGCTGGCACCGCTGGCGCCTACGGCACCGGCACCCCCGCCAACCAGCCCATCTCGACCGCCTGGGTGCGCTACGCCTTCACGGCGTTCGTCCCGGCCACCGCCGCGCAGCTGGCCGTCGTCATCGGCTACACCCCGGTCGGCACCGCTGGCGCTGCGGACTACGTGCAGTTCATGGGCCTGCAACTGGAGATCGGCCAAGCCGTCTCCCCGTTCGAGCACCGCGACGTGCAGGTCGAGCTTGAGATCGCCCAGCGCTACTGCTGGGTCATCAACGAGCCTGCGGCGGGCGTGATCGTGGGCACTGGCGGATCGGTCGCCGCCGCCAACGCGCAGGTCTTCTACATGGCCACGCCGGTGCAGCTGCGCACCGCCCCCACCGTCACGGTCGTGGCTGGCACCTTCAAGGTCGCCGCGGGAGCCGCTGCTGCTGCCGCCACCGGTATCGCGCCGGGCGCCACGCACACGCCGAACGCCATCAGCATCACCACGACGCTGACCCAGGCGGCGGGCGGCTCCGCGTCCCTCCAAGGCGGCGGCGGTTCCGGCACCATCACCGCTTCCGCCGACTTCTAGGAAAGACCCGCATGGCCCCTTCCCGTATCAAAGCCCCCACCGGCACGACCGAAGCGTCTGTCGGCGGTCACGTCTACCCGACCGACCTCGACGGCGTCATTACCCTGCCGGAAGAGGACGCCAACGCGATCCTCGCCACCGACGCCGGGTTTACCGTCGCCGTCGAGCCGGTCGAGCCGACGCAGGAACACGCCCCGGTCATCAACGCGCTCATGACGGCCCCGTTGGGCGCATCGAGCGTGTCGTTCGCCGGGCTCGACTACCACGTCGATACAGACGGCACGATTGCCGTCCCGGTCGAGGCTGTTCACGACCTCGAAGGCCACGGCTACGTCGCGATTGAACCCGCCGTGACCATCGTCGCCGACCCCGACGCCCCCGCACACCCGTAGGAACTGAGACATGGCCCAGGGCGACCTGACGACCCTCGCGAACGTCAAGCAATGGCTCGCGATCACCTCCACCACTCAGGACCCGCTTCTGGGCCGTCTCATCACCGCCGTCTCTGCCTTCGTCGCCCAGTGGATCAGCCGACCCAACATCGGCTCGACCACCTACAGCGAGCGATATGACGGCAACGGGAACGACACCATCTGCCTCCGCAACGGCCCCGTGACCTCGATCCAGTCGATCCTGTTCGACGGGCTCGCGATCACGACGGCGGCGACCGGCAATCCTCCGACCGGCGGCTGGCTCCTCGACACCTCGATCAACCTCGCTCGGGTGACCCTGACCGACTACACGTTCGGCTACGACAAGCAGTCGGTCCTCGTCACCTACACGGCGGGCTACCTCAAGTCGGCTGAAGCGCACGCCGTCGCGACGACCGTCACCCCGGTCTTCACATGGTTCAGCGACAGCGGCGTCACCTACGCCAACGGCACCGCCCTGACCGCCGTGGCGTCCGCGCCGACGACCGGGCAATATGCCGTCTCGAATGGGGTCTACGTCTTCGCTGCAGGGGACGTGGGGGCGCAAGTCCTGATCTCCTACGGCTACGTGCCCCCGGACCTCGAAGCCTGCGTGATCGAGCTGGTGGGCGAGAAATACCGGGCGATGGATCGCATCGGCATCATCACCAAGACCCTCGGCGGGCAAGAGGTCATCACCTACTCCCAAGCCGACATGGGCAAGGCGATCAAGCTCTACCTCATGCAATACAGCCGCGTCGCACCGATCTAGTGTTCAACGTCGCACTGGTCGGCGAGGCCGAACTGGCAACCGCGCTGGAGCAAGTGCCCGGCTCGGTCGTCGAAGCCCTCTCGAAGGCCGTCACCGAACTCGCCATCGGCCTGCGCGAGCACGTCATCCAAGACAAGCTCAACGGGCAGGTGCTGAACCGCGTGTCGGGCAACCTGATCGCCTCGATCAAGCAGGACAGCCCTATCGTCGATGGCGAGAAGGTCTCGGGCGAAGTGTTCTCGGACAGCACGGTGAAATACGCCGTGATCCACGAATATGGCCTCACCGTCTCCCGCGTCTCCAGCCGGGGCAAGTCCTTCACCGTCACCTACCCCGAACGGTCGTTCATGCGCTCCTCGCTGGCCGATCAGCGCGACATGATCGTCGAGCGCCTGCAGGCCGCAGTGGTTCAGGGCATCAGATCACCCCTCGGAGCCGAACCATGAGCGTGACCACCCGCGAGCAGATTTACGGCGCGTTGTTCGCCCTGTCTGCGAACCTGACCTGGGGCGCTCAGAAGTCCTTCGCCTACCGCTCGCGCCGGGTGAAGACCTTCTCCGACGTGCCCGAATGGCCTGCCCTCTGCCAAGCCGAACACGACGAGCAGGTGGTGGCCCGCACCAACATGCCCGCGATCCGCACGTTCGGCGCGGTGTGGCTGGTCTACCACAACGTCGGCAAGGACGCCTCGGCGATCCCGGCCAGCGAGAGCAACGCGATCCTCGACCAGCTCGACACGCTGTTCCCGTCCGACCCTTCCGATCCTCGCTATCCGCAGCAGACTCTTGGTGGCCTCGTTCACCGCTGCGCGATCCAGGGCCGGATCATCAAAGAGCACGGCGACATCGACGGGCAAGCCCTCCTGATCGTCCCCATCCGCATTTTCGCCCCATAGGAGGCCGTATGGCCGACGATATCCCCGCAACCGACCCGCCCGTGACCCCAGAGGCACCTCTGGCGGCGATTGTGCCCGCTCCCGACCTCGCACCGCCCGCGCTCGTCGATGCGGCTCCAGCGCCTCCTGTGGCGGTCGAGCCGATGACGGCGGGCGAACGTGCGGCGGTCATCGCCCTCAACTGGCTGACCAACTACGTCACCAACTCCCCCGTCTCCCGAGATCAAGCCTGCTGGGACCATGTGGTTGCAGTGCTCCCCGACCTCATCGCCCTCATCGCCAAGGAACTCTGAATGGCCCAATCCATCTTCTCGACGGGCAACCTGTGGGGCATCCCCGCAGGCACCAACGTCACCCCCGTCCGCTTCGGCACCCTGCAGGACGTGGCCGTCAATTTCAGCTTCGACCTGAAGAAGCTCTATGGCGGCTTTCAGTTCCCGGTCGAGCAAGCTCGCGGCAAGGGCACCATCGACATCAAGGCGACCCTCGGGCGCGTCGATCCGATCCTGTTCAATCAGGTGTTCTTCGGCCTGACCAACCCGACCGGCGAAGTGCTCGGAAGCACGGATGAAAGCACGTCCATCGCCGCGACCGTCACCGTCGCCAACTCCTCTACGTGGTCCGTGGACCTGGGCGTGTATTTCACCGGCCTGAACAAGTATCTGACCCGCGTGGCTTCCGGCCCGACGACCGGCCAGTATTCCGTGACCTCGGGCGTCTACACCTTCGCCGCCGCCGACGTGACGACCTCCGGGCTCGTCAAGATCAGCTACACCTACACGTCCGCCGCCACTGGCAACACGATCACGCAGTCGAACACCCTGCTCGGCAACAACGTGATCCTGGGCCTGCAGCTCACCGAGTATTTCAAGGGCGCGGCGGGCGGCAAGTCGATGTCGATGAACTTCAAGGCCGTGCAGTGCAACAAGCTCTCGCTGCCCCTGAAGCTCGACGACTTCACCATGCCGAGCCTCGATATGTCCGCACAGGACGACGGCTCGGGCAACGTCTTCACCATGACCATGACGGGGTAACCTGACACCATGACTGCAATCGTGATCGGTGGCGCTTCCGTGGAAGTCCACCTCGAAAACTACGCCAAGCTCAAGCGGGCTTGGCGGTTCATCGAAGCCGCCCAGGGGGCCACGGACTTCGTGGGCGGTATGGACGCCATCGTGGGCGTGATCGCCGTGGGCTCGCTACCCAAGCCCGCAGCCGACGATCCCAGGCCCTACGATGTCCGGCTGGCTGTCCGCATCGACGAACTGACCGACGCCCTGACCGGCGCGGAGATCGCTGGCCTGCGCCCGTTCATGAATGACCTGCTCATCGAGAGCGGAATGGTCAAGCCACCGGGGGAAGCTCAGGCGGCGGTGACGGAACCCCCTTCGACGGCGACTTTGACGGCCTGATCGCCGAACTCGTCGCTGGCGGTTGCGGCGGGTGGGACGAGATCGAGCAGACCTGGGGCATGGTGCGCTACTACGCGATGCACCGGGCCTGGAAGCTCTACGGCCCACCCGTCTACGTCTCCGTCGCCCTGAAATGGGGTCTCGTCAATCCTCCCCGGAGCGAGCCCAAGATCGAGAACTTCGACGACCTTGTGAACTTCGTCGGCGCTCAGCCCGGCGGCGATCACGCACCAAGCCCCTTCCCATCGCTCTCCTAGAGAGGGGCGCACATGCCCAACAATGATACTGAAGTCGGCGTCGTCTTTTCGGGCGACGCCTCGGGCGCGGTTGCGGGCGCAGCAACGACCCGCAGCGCCGTCCAGAGCATCAACCCCGATATCCAAGCCCTCGCAGCCAGCATGGACGCCCTCGCGGCGACCATGAAGCTCGGGTTTGAACAGATGTCGGAAGCCTCGGCGAAGACGCGCGAGGAGATCAAGGCTGACGCTGAGATCGAAGAAGCCAGCCTGCTGGGCGTCATCAAAGGCGTCCACGAAGCCGCCGAGAGCTTCAACGAGTTCAAGGCCGCGCTGCAGGAAATCGCCGAGGTCTGGCTGGCCGTGTTCGCGGTCGAGGCCGTCGTCGAGTTCGCCAAGAAGATGGGCGAAGCGGGCGAGCAGATCGAGCACATGGCTCACACCCTCGGCATGACGACCGACGAGGTGCAGCAACTGCAAGGCTGGGCGACCCAGACCGGGTCCAGCTTCGAGGCCGTGCAAGGCGCGGTCGTCAAGCTCGATGTCGCTCTCGGCAACGCCCACTCGGGCACCGCAAAATTCGCCGACGCCTTCAAGACGCTCGGCATTGACATCAACGCGACCCACACTCAGGCGGGCCTGTTCAAGGAAACGATCACCGGCCTCGCCGAGATCAAGGACCCCTTCGAGAAGGTGGAAGTCGCCCGCGCCCTGTTCGGCAAGGGCCTCCTGAATATCGCCGGGCTGATCGGCCTCACGACCGAACAGATCGCCGGGCTCGACGAGGAGAACGATAAGTATGGCGTGAAGAGCGCCGTGGCCGTGCAAGAGACCGCAGCCCTCGGGGAGGCGTTCAACGTCAACAAGCTGGCAATGACCGGCGTCGGCAACGTCATGGCGACCAGCCTCGCCCCCGCCTTTACGGTCATCGTGAAGGAGGTGAACAACATGATCGCGTCGTTCATCAAGTCCTACACCGAGGGCGGCGCTGTTCGCGTGATGATGGATGGCATCGCGGTCACGCTGAAGGCCGTCATCATCGTCATCGACGTGCTGGTCTCGACCTTCGACATCGGCTTCAAGCTGATCGACGGGGTGTGCCGGTTCCTGGCGGGCTCGATAGACGCGGCCTTCGAGGTTATTCACTGGGCGATCAACGGCGGCATCGAGATTGCCCTGACCTTTGCGAAGGTCGTGGACGACGCGCTGCGCCTGAACTTCTCTTCGATCAAGGGCGACTGGGACGAGGGTATGGCCCGCGCCACGGCGAGCTTCACCAAGGGTGGATCGCTCGCGGCGGAAGGCTTTGCCAAGGGTGTGCAGGGTGGGCAAAAGGACCTTGAGGCGGCGGAAGCCGCGTTCAAGGGGGTCGCGGAACGAACCGCCGCGCTCTGGAACGCCAGTTCGAAGCCTGCCAACGCCGAAGGTCAGGACGCCCCCGCTGGCACGGGCAAGGGCAACGGCAAGCCGAAGAAAGAGACCGGCCAAGAGACCGCGATGCAGCTTCTTCGCGAGCAGTTCGAGGCTGAAGAAAACAGCCACAACGACATGCTCACGAACATGGCGGCTAACGAGCTTCGCTACTGGCAGAAGGTCGAGCAGAGCGCCGAGTTTTCCGCCCTATCCGACAATGAGAAGGCGGCGGTCAGAATTACGATTGGCAAGCTGGTCCACACCGCCGCGATGGAAAACATCAAGGAGGAGATGGCGGCTGACAAGGCGACGGCGGCGCAGACCATCGCCAACGCACAGGATGCTCTGAAATCCCGCGTGGCGGGCCTGAAAGAAGAGACGCGCGCCGTCGATCAGGCATACAAAGAGGGCACCATCTCGGCTGAGCAGGCGAACGACCGTCGCAAGACTATCGCCCTCGAAGAGATGACGGCGGCTATCGAGACGGCGCAGATCATCGCCAACGCTCACATCACCGCCGATAACGCGATCATGGCCTCCTCGACCAAGGAGACCGCCGAATACAAGGCGGCTCTGAAGGACAAGCAACTCGCCGCCGAACAGCTCGAAAAGGCCCGGACGGCTGCGGCCCTGAACGCTGACCAGCAGATCGCAGCGTCGAACCGCAAGACCACCGACGAGATGACCGCGAAGTGGAACTCCTACACCTCGGGCACCGTCAACGCCTTCGTCGGCGGGATGCGCCAGATGATGCAGGGGCAAATGACCTTCGGGCAGTTTGCCATGGGCATCTGGAACTCGCTCCTCGACGAAGCCGTCAAGGCCATCGAGGGCATCGTCCAGCGCTGGCTCGTCGCGCAGATCGCGCAGATGCTCGCCACCAAGACCACGGCGGTCGTCACGATTGCGGATCACGCTGCTATCGCCGCCTCCGCCGCCTATGCTGCGACGGCCATCGTCCCGTTCACCGGCCCGGAGCTGGCTCCCGCCGCCGCCGCGCTGGCTTACACGGGCACGCTCTCGTTCGCCCCGCTCGTCACGGCGGCGGGCGGCTACGACAACGTCGCTCACGACATGGTCGCGCAAATCCACGCCCAGGAGATGATCCTGCCCGCCACCATCGCCAACCCCATGCGAGCGATGATCGCCGCGAACGGCAACGCGATGTCCTCGGGCGGCTCTAGCTCCGCATCCGGCGGCGGATCGGGCGGCGGCGACACCTACAACATCGCCGTCTCGGCCATCGACGCGAAGAGCATCGACACGTTCATGCGCGGCTCGGGCGGCGACGCCATCGTCAAGGGCCTCGTCGCCAAACGCCGTCAGAACGCAGGAGCGTCCGCATCATGACCATCACGCCCTACGTGCCTAGCTCGCTGCTCTCAAGCGTCCCCACGGGCGTCTGGAGCGGCATGAATAGCCTTCCCGTCCTGCCCTACCTCTCGGGGCAGGCAATCGAGGTCGAGAAGGCCCCGATGTGGAATACCAAGGTGGTGGTGTCGGCCTCGGGTCGCGAGCGCCGCACCGCCATCCAGCCCTTCCCGCTCTGGAACTTCACCCTCAAGTATGAGGTCGTCCGCCACAAGAGCACGGTCGAAGAACTCGGCGTCCTGTGGGAGTTCTTCAACACGGTGCAGGGGAAATACAACAACTTCCTGTTCCTCGATGCGACCGACAACTACGTGACCGCCGGGCAGTTCGGCACCGGCACCGGATCGCAGACCGCCTTCCAGCTCCAGCGCGCCATCAATAGCTGGTATGAGCCGATCTACGCGGCCTACCTGCCAGCGATCTACGTGGGCGGCACGCTGAAGACGCTCGGCACCGACTACACCATCGGATCGAACGGCGTCATCACGTTCACATCCGCCCCGGCGAACGCCGCCGTGCTCACCTGGACCGGGTATTTCTACTACTTCTGCCGGTTCGATCAGGACGACTTCAAGCTCACCCAGATCGTCCAGAAGCTCTGGTCGAACGACGGGCTCAAGTTCACCAGCTGCATCCCCTAAACGAAGGATCGCTCATGCGAACCCCCACCGACGCGACCGGCTTTCCGGGCGCGACCGTCGCACTGCTCAACGGCGGGACGAACTTCGTCATGGCCGACCTCTACACGATCACCCTCAGCGGCGGTGGCGTCCTGCGCTACACCGGGCACGCCACCGCCCTGAGCTTCAACGGCAACACGTTCATCACCGGCCCGGTCTTCAAGCGCGGCTCGATCAGCCACAAGAGCGGCACCGAAGTCGCGACGCTGGACCTGACCATCGCCGCCGCGCCGGGCGATACGATCAACAGCGTCCCGATCCTGCAGTTCATCGCCGGGCGTGGCCTCGACGGGGCGCAGTTCAAGCTCGAACGCGCCTTCCTGCCGAACTGGCAATCGGCCATCACCGGCACCGTCATCGACTTCGCGGGCTACATCACCAGCATCAAGAACATCACCCGATCCTCGGTAGACCTCACGGTCTCCAGCGGCATGATCAAGCTGAACGTGAATATGGGGCCGAACCTCTTTCAGGCGTCGTGCCTCAACACCCTGTTCGACAGCAACTGCACCCTCGCCGCCGCGACCTACACCGCGAGCGGAACGGTCTCGGGCACGCCGACCTCGCTCACCTTCGCGACCAACCGCACGGAAGCCGACACCTACTTCACGCAGGGCGTCATCACGTTCACCAGCGGCGCGAACAACGGCGTCTCCCGCATGGTCAGCGCCTACGCCCACACCAGCGGGCAGGTCACCGTCTCGTTCCCGTTCCCGGTGGCTCCGTCCTCGGGTGACACGTTCACGATCCGGGCCGGATGCGACCGATCGCTGAACACCTGCAAGACGAAGTTCGCCTCCGACAACTCGATCCACTTCCGGGGCACCCCGTTCATTCCCGTGCCGGAAACGGTCATCTAGGAACCTCCATGTCCGAAGCCGAAGAGCGCGCCGCCGTTGTCGCTGAGGCGATGACGTGGCTCATGACCCCCTATCACCACCACGCCCGGATCAAGGGCGTCGGCGTGGACTGCGCCAACCTCCCGGCGGCGGTCTACGAGGCGTGCGGCCTGATCCCGCACGTCCAGCCCGACTACTCCCCGCAGTGGTTCGAGCACCGGGACGAGGAGCTGTTCCTGGCCTTCGTCACCCCCTACGCCACCGAGATCACCCGCGACGAGATCAAGCCGGGCGACTTCGTC